ATGGCTATCGAATATGCAGTGATCGCAGGCGGCTGTTTCTGGTGTACAGAAGCGGTCTTTAAAGATGTGATCGGCGTTGAGTCAGTGGAAAGTGGTTATACCGGCGGTGCGCGCCCTAATCCCACTTACGAGCAGGTGTGCAGCGGCGCAACCGGTCATGCCGAAGCCATTCGTATTGGTTTTGATCCTGAAAAGATCAGCTATGGCGATTTGCTGGACATCAGCTTTGCGACCCACGATCCGACCCAGCTCAATCGTCAGGGCAATGACATCGGTACACAGTATCGTTCCGCGATTTTTGTTGAGACGCCGGAGCAGGAAGCCGAAGCCAAAGCGGCCATCACGCGTGCCCAACAGGATCATGCTGAGCCTGTTGTGACCACCATTGAACCGTTAAAAGCCTGGTATCCCGCCGAAGGTTATCATCAGGATTACTGGGAAGGCGCCGGTCAGCGCAACGGTTACTGCATGGCGGTGATTCCGCCCAAACTGCAAAAGCTGCGCAAGAGTTTTGCCAACCGCGTAAAAAGCGCGCAGTAAGCTCAGGCAACCCAACGAATCGTCCCTTCTGTTACGCTGTGCAATATCGCGTTTTTGGTGCCAAAAAACCGCGATTTGCGCAGCCTTAACACGATTCGTTCAGAGCTTAAGCGAATAGAAAAAAAGAGAAAAATAGTGCTTGACCGTTTCAGGCCGACTCCCTATAGTAGCGCCCCGTTGACCCAGCGCGGTCAGCAACAAATTGCGGTGAGGTGTCCGAGTGGCTGAAGGAGCACGCCTGGAAAGTGTGTATACGGCAACGTATCGGGGGTTCGAATCCCCCTCTCACCGCCACATATAGTAGGACGTTACAGGGACAAAGTCCCGTGTAGACTGGCTTCCAAGACTACACAGAGACAACGGCACTACAAAAAAAGCACAAAATAATGCACGTGAAATGCACGCGCACTTTGGGCTCAAAGAAAAAGCCTCTGATTAACGTCAGAGGCTTTTCTGTTTGTGTCTGATTGCAACAAATTATTTTGTCGCTCAGGACGGGTTTGCAGGCCAGGTAATTTCTGGCGCTTTGCTTAAATCAACCCTGTTCACATCAATGCGGTATTTTTTCCAGAGCGGCAGCAGTCGCTTTTCCTCATCAGTAGCTATCCCTAAATCGGCTGCATCCTGCAGCGGGTTGATCGCGTCTGTTGCCACGCCGAGATAATAGGCTTTCAGCCCTGTGGCTTTTGCGACTGATTCCTCATGCGGAATGACCCGCGGCACAATTTTTTCACCATCAAACATCCATTCGCCGTTTGCGGCAAACCCCTTCGGAATATCCTTTTCTTCGACAGACGTTACAGAGCGGTTTTCAGGATACAGGCCGGTGGCATCGTAACCGCACGTTCTGATGATGTTGTCTGATTCGAAAGCAATCTTTAGCAGCCCGTTATCCAGTTCTTTAAGTACTGTTCCGTACCAGTCCTGCCCGTCATCCGTCCTGAATGCATAATCAATAAAGGTCGGCACTTCCAGCGGATACTTTTTAAAATTATTATAGATTTTCATTCTCACTCCTTAAAGCCAGGTTGCATCAACCCAGTTACCGCCAACTTTACGTTGCAGTCTGCGATAGAAAATTTTCGTGATGCCCACATAGTTACCCGTTGACGTTGATGTCAGGCCGGTAACATAACAGCCGCTTGGTACAACACTGTCGGTAGACTGTCCGGTCGCGGGAATAGTCACGTTCATAGACTCCTGCTGGCCCAGACGAAGGTCGGAAGCCATATTTCCGTTCAGGAATGTGCCGTCTCTGCCAATCTCAAGAACCCGGACACCATTTACCTCAACCGCAAAACTTTTAACGGTATTGTCGCCCGCCCTGACAATGCCGGTGCGAACGTAGTCGTTGTACCAGGTGTAACTTGACCAGGCGACAAAGTTATCAGCCGCCTGGCCTGAAGCCGCCGAAACCAGCTGAACGGGGTTGGATTCTTTGGGTAGTGTTTCAACCTGGAGAAACCGGAAAATCTGGCTGTAGTTCCCCCCTCCTGCCGATACCGCTCCCACATTGCCCGGACCTAAATTGATATCCCCGGTTCCGTCGAATGCGACACCCGCAATATTTCTGGGTGTTGACAGTTTTGTCGCACTGTCTGCGGTGCCTGCGCTGGCAGCTTTGCCGTTTACCGGTAGTGCGCCCACATCACTGGCTGAAGGTTTATTCAGGGTATGGTAAATCTCTCCCCAGTTCGAAAAGTTGCCGTTTGACAGCATCATGCGCAGAAATGCACGGGGAAAACCGCCAGCAGCCCCCTGTCCCAGACCAGCAACCTGCCAGCCTATCTGGTCACCCATTGCATGCGTGATTCCACCCACCCACTGACCAGGGAGCGGGCCGATATTGTCCTTCGGAGCAAAGTAATCGAACCTTGATACATCAACCGCCGCCATCGTGCCGGGCAGTTTTTCGTTACGGATCCCCAGGCCAAATGCGCCGTTACCCATAAAATCTTTGCCCAGACCTGTGACCAGTTTTGCGATAAAACCATTCACATCACCGTCGTCCAGTACATCCTGTCCTGATTTATTTGCAACGTATTGCGCCAGCGCTGCCGCGATAAAGCTCGCCTGCCTTAATACCTTGTTGATCTGCGCGGAACTGGCCTTACCGGACTGAAAACCGCTGGCCAGCGCCACCAGCGCCTCGTAATCAGTCTGGCTGGTCACGTTCGCACCGTTGCCCACCGCAAACGGTTTAAAATTATTTGCTGCCATCAGAGTTGTTTCTCCCATGAACCACTGTCGAAGCCCGAAATAAACTGGTTGTCCATATCGAACCCAAAAAACGTACTCCCCTCAGACGGCGTTATTACTGAGGGGATTTGAATGCTGCCCGCATAAACGCCCGCCGCTTTCACTGTCAGATAGCCCTGACGTATGGCCGCAATGAGCTCTCTCGACACCAGACTGATATCCTTTTCAGGAAACACCCACAGCCCGACCGTCATATCCTGCCCGTCAACGATCTGCATGGTCAGGCCGGAACCGGCCAGCGCGTTATCCAGAATTGCTTTTAACGAACCGTTGGTGCCGTCCCAGTTGTTAATAGCTATCTTGGCTTTGAGGATAATCCGGTAGGTTTCATCACTGAGGCGGGTATAGCCGCTGTCGGGGTCATACGGCCCCTGCCAGACACCCTGATCCCAGCCCAGGCCATCCGTATCGAAGGAAAAATAAACGCCCGATATAGGCACGGCCACCGTGCGGCTCCGGCCTATCCATTCCCCGAGGATGTCCAGCTGTACGCCCACGGCTTTATCGATGTCAAAAGCCGTCAACAATCCATCCATAGCGCTGGCTACATCCGCCAGGGGTCGGGTGGACAAATCCACGTGCTGTGTAAAAAGTGGCTTTGTACTGTGATAATTGGTTATTAGGTCGGTGTATTTGCTCATGACGCCACCGTGACAGTGATGTTATCCACTGAACAGGTCACCGCCTCGTTAAACGCCGTCACGATATTGGCCGGGGCGACCGTATCAGCCGAACGCCCGATCTGCAGGCTATTGATATCGTAATACCGGCTTTCCCCTCCGCTCACCACGCCCAGATTTGCCGGGGAATAAACGCGGCTCAGCAGCAGGTCATCACCGATATCCAGCGAGTTAACGTAATCCGCAATCGCCTTTTTGATGTCATTACCGACCTGCGTTGTATAGCCCTGAAACACCTTAAGCGTGATGGCCACAAACACAGGTACCGGGGATGACCTTGAAAAACTGATGGTGTGCGGGTTTTGCCACGCGTCAGGCACTGTTATAGAGGTACTACCAAACGTGGCGACGCCCTGCCCCTTTTTGCTCTGGATCACCTGAGCAATGGCGTTCACGTCTCCACCGTCAACTATTGCCGCTACGGAGTGCGCAGGCAGTCCGTTTGCGTCCTGGCTCCCGGTATCGTTTTCATAGAGTTTGTGACGCGTCACGCCGGTAACATTCGCGATCGCGCCGTCCAGCGCTGCAAATGGCGTCAGGGACGGAAGCGCAACACTCTGCCGCTGTCGGATGCGAAGCTCTGAATCACTTTCTCCGGCACTGCCCACCGTGGCCGCCGATGTGTTGGTGACGCTCGTCCACCCGCGGGTTGGCGTGTTGATTTTGTTCACCGAGCCCGCCACCGCCGCGACAGCGCCCGCGACAGTACAAGTTGATGTGGCAATCACAGTGCCACCCGGGCCGATGGTCACGCTGGCAGGCAGATTCCAGATAATGCCGTTGGCGTCCTTTACCGAACCGTTGGTCATGGTCGTACCCGCCGTTCCGGCCAGCGTCAGGTCAACGGTGGAATTCGTGGCGCTGTGACGGGAAATACCGTTAATTTTGACGTTGCGCGATAGCGCATCGCTCATGCCTGTTGACGGGGAAAACGAATTATAAACCGCAATGGCGGTGTTATTAGCATCGTGGATGGCCAGCGCCACCAGCGCCACCATCTGACCGTCTTTACTGTCCGGATCCAGATACGCATCGGTACCGTAAATCTGCTGGAAATAGCCAGTCAGCGTGGTGAGTATGGTCTGATAAGCGGGCGCACTGATGCCCTGGGCGTTTACCGTTGCCGATAAACCCAGCGTGTCTAGGTTGAGAGCCATTAAGCCTCGCTTGTAACGGTGGTCGTCCCGTAGATGGTGTCAATCGTCGCGGTGAAGATTACCCGGCGACTGGGGGTGTTCAGGTTTGTATCGAAAGAGATGAGGGATTTAACGCCCTGAGTCTCAAGGATGCGCTGACGTATGGCGAGGCTGTAGGTTTCCGGCTTCTGCTTTCCGAGTACCGACTGTATCCATGGAGTGCCAGCCGTGGTATCAAGGAACCACTGACCGTACCAGAGCAGGAAGCGCGTTTTCACTGCCTGCGCCACTGCCTCGGGTGAGTTAATCAGCCAGGTATCATCGCCACATCCAAACGAGTAATCGCCGTCAGTGTCTTCGCGCCGGTACCTCATTGCGGGCCGCCTGTTTTACTGCCGCCTGACTGCACGCCAGAATGAACGTGTCCGGTCTGGCTGATGCCTTTCGCCACCTGGTCACCGGTTGATATCACGCTGCCGTTGACCCGAACGTTACCGTTCACTGTAAGCATTGGCGTGGTGATGTTCACGTTGCCGCCCTGCATCAGTTCGATAAAGCTGCTGCCATCGTCGGTACGAACCTGCACGGATGTGGTGCTGATACCTGATATCTTCTGCGCCTGTGACTGTGGGCCAACAAAAGCAAAGGCATCGGATAAATCATGCTGTCGAGGATCGACAGGCTCCTGAACGCCGCCGTTCTGCCACCAGAAATCGATACAGCGATCGGAAAAAACCACCAGACATTCGTCGCCGGCTTTAACCGGGAACGTGATTGTGCAGCCGCCGCCGCGCGGGAAAATTACAGGAACGTCCATCAGCAACGGTAAAGGTGCGGACTGAATCTGCCCTTTTTCATCTGCTCCCTGACCTGCAATAGCGGGCTGAATCGTGCAGGTGCATGTCGCCGGGTCGAACGACTGGACTATTCCGGGTAAAGACACACGCAACATGGAAAAAATGGTGTTGTACAGCTGCGAACTCATGTGCTCACTACTTCCTACCTGAGAATTTAACGAAACGGGCATTTGCTTTTCTCCGTGCGTAAAAAAACCCGCCGAAGCGGGTTTAAAGTGATTTTTTGCTAACTAAATTTTTAATATAAAGAGTCTTTACTTAGCACATTAACTATGTGATGGCATGAATTGGGATTGAAACTTCTGCCCCACTCTTCAATCTGTGCGATAGTCAAAGTCTGGCAACTCCATGGTATTAAACCACTCCTGCCTTTACCTTCCTTAGCTAACACATCTAAGAATTTGTTGATGCGAGTGTCATAGATCCTTACTTCTCCGAGTATTAAAATGCTACTAGCCCAAAGGGAGCCACCGGAGATGCTTTGAGTATTGTCACAAACGATGTAATTATGCTTGAGTGTTAACAACTTATAAACGTTTCGTGCCAAGCCTGCATCACGATAATCTTTATCGATAACTACGCTCTTGATTTGCTTAGCTATTGTAACAAAACCTGAATCCTGAAGCCGGAAATCCTTGTATGCAACTCTACCGATTTTTTTAGTATGGGCTTTATCTTCCATATCCAGCACCAGCAAACTTTCCACAATGTCATCGTGGGGCATGCCCTGATCATGGAGCTCACATCCATGCTCGATATAGAAGTCAGCAGTGCTACAACCAACTAAGTAAATGTCCAGATAATAATGATACGCGCCGCCACTCAAGACATATTCATCAACTCGGAACAATCCACCATCGACAGTGAAGAAGTAGCAAGTATCGAGATGACCTCTATTGCCTTCTAGTTCAATGGTTAAGTCTTTTGTGTAGCTACCAATAAGATCTGGGGGCATCAGCTAACCTATTAGTGAAGATTATTATTCCAGTTTTTCTTCATATAGATTGCTATGGCGGTCTCTATCCTGTCAAGCAAATGAGAATCTGCAAGTTGCGGATACTGTTGCATAGGCTTAACAACGTAACGTAGCTTGTTTGTAGAAGATGTTGCGATCTCGGCAAACGGGATGATTTCGCCATCGATTACATTATTGTTTACCGTCACTATGAAAAGTTGACGGGCAGGAGAATCTCTTTCACTTAAACGACGCACAATAAATTCATTAGAAGTATCAGAATCTACGAACGAGCTCACAAACTGTGTACGATTGTTGATCGTTTGCACAGAACGTCTTGCCAATGTTCTCATCTGGACCTCCGAAGGAAGTGATATTGAATCTGAAAAAAGAGTCAAAAAAACCACCTAGACAGCTTTAGTCAAAGGTGGGAATTACTGATTCATTACCAATCTGGTAATAGGAGTGTATTACCTCAAGGTACATGCTGCAACTTGTTCTTAAGGATTGTTTGTAACCGTTGTACTGTGGTTGACTACTACCTGTAGTTGTCATCGGTTCAGTTACTGGAAGGCTTAAGGCTTCATTTGAAGATATATGCAGGACATCTTCGGATAGTGATAAATCAGACGTTTCCATATAGTGGAAGCGCGTAAGTTACTTGATCCGCTTGCAGTCGTAGGTCCAGAACTGCCGTGGCTCGTCCATGTTTTTGCGGATCACTTCGACGTTGAGGATGGGCTTGCCATTTCTGGCAACAAAATCCATGCCCAACCAACGACCCACCTCAGAACTGGGAACCATCCACTGAATTTTTACGTTGTTATAATCTTCTTTGGTCTGCAAGAAGGTGATTTTTTGCGTCTCTGGCTTCTCATCATTGATTCTGGCAAATCCATCTTGCTGCTTCCATTTGATAAGGAAGGGACCACAAGCGGTATCCGCCATAGCTGATGAAGAGAGAAATAAAATCAAAGAAGCCCAAACTGCCGCTGTTTTCATGTGTATTGTGCCGCATCCAAACCTTTCGAGTTGAGCAAATCTTTGCTCCCCTTAGCCAGACAGAGTAAATCCATGTACCAGTTCTGCCCGCGCGTATCACCAGTATAATCAATACTGCCTACGGTGTAATCACCATCCGTATTTATTGCGGCCGGTTGCGAACCGGGAATGCCATTAACATACAGATTGCCGTCGCTGGCGCTTTCACTCACCCTGGCGGGTGACCTACCGATTTGATCATTACTGAGAGCTACGCGATAAACGGATGCCTGATCGAGGCGAACCAGACCGCCCAGTTTGATGGCTGGATTAATCAGGCACCGGACGTTTACGCCAGCGCCCATCGTCTGCTGTGGCATCCCGATCAGGCCGGTACTGGAGTTAAGTACCACCACCTCATCGATGTATTTCGACTCAGGAACAATGTTCACCTGATTGTTTTCAAACCACCAGTTGGCCTGGCACTTTCTGGCGATGCCGTACATAACATCTGACGTGTTACCCACCAGCACGCGCCCGCGGGGAAAAACCGTATCGGGGAAATCGGGTACCGATACGGCCGTGATGCCATACGGCTGATACGTCTTCATCCCCGCTTCGAACAGGTCTGAATATTTCCAGCCTGCTGCCACGGTGGTTCGGACGGACGCATATAAATGTCCCTGCCAGCCGTCAATACACTGCAGCAGCAGCCAGGAGTCGGTAACGTTGTCTTTACCGGCTACGGTGAAACGGATGTCGCCGTTAAAAATCATACCGACCTTGCGGTCGGGATAATTGCCCGCTTCATCAGGGCTACCATTATAACCGGCGATTACCTGAATACGTGTGAACTCCTGCGACATGATGCGGTTCTGCGTGGCCGGTGACAGGTTGTAAATTTTAAAGTCGCCCACGAACCCGTTAAAAATCGTCGCGGGCATCTTCTGAATGTTAAAGGTGACTTTCAGATCGGTAAGCGCTATCCCGTCGCCCTTGTCATTCAGCAGTTGTAATTCAAAATGGCGCATCCAGTTCTGTGACATTCTTCACTCCGTGCGGATAAAAAGGTGACTGCGGATCCCGAGGTCGTTCTCGCCGGGATAATCCTGATCGTCAGCATCGCAGACCACGAACAGCGAAAAGCCCAGATTCAGATACGCGTATTGCGCCAGCAGGTCAGCGCCGGTCACAAGCGGTATTCCGCCCGCGATCAGAGAGCCTGTGCTATCGCTTAAATCCAGATACCAGCATCCGGCGCGCCAGATAACGGTGACCTTATAGAGGCTGCCCGCTATCGTGGTGCTGAATGTCTGATTCTGAGGCTGTAACGGCATTTCTGTGATGGTCATGAAAAAAGCCCTTTCGCTGCGGATACTGCCGATCTCAGGATGGATTCAGAAGGCTGCCTGGGCGTCTTCACCCCGCTGTCCTGCACGGCGCTGGTGTTTGCACCCAGCGCCATGTTTTCTTTTGGCGCGCCCTTGATAGTCTGCGCCTGCGTGGTGATGACTTCGCGAAGGGTCAACGTGGCCATCAGCACATTTTCTGTTGCTTTGTCCGTGGTAACGTCCAGTACGCGGATCAGCATGTTGCTGTAAAGCCGCTTACCGGTCACCACGTCGAACGGCTGACGGGAGCGCTGCAGGTCAAGCAACTTTGCGTACATCTCTTTAGGGCTGCTACCCAGCGAAAGGCCGATGTCTGAAGTGTTGAGCAAATCAAGTACCGAGCCACCACCGGAAAATCCGATTTCCATGACCAGTTCAGACGCGCGCCGGTAGGCATGATCGGCAACAAATCCTGCCCCGTCAGCGCTTGCCCCTGCGGCCTCAGACGTCACCCGTTCAACGGGATGTTCGGTAATCTCCAGCACGTCGCTGTGCTTTTCGCTGATAACCACATCGGGGATGACGATGCCGATTTTCCGCGACCGCTGATGCAGCAGTACTGAAAGTATGTCCATCAGTCACCCCTGTTCATCTGCTGTATCGCACGTGAAGCAACCTTATTTTGCTTGTCAGCAATGATGTTGCCTGCCTCACGCGGATCAGATACACCGTGAATGTTGATGACGGTTTCATGATTCAACGTATTACCACCGCCCGGCATATTGCTGAGCACGCGGGGAACGTAGTTGCGCGTTTCCTGCGGCATCAGCGCCATGCCGTGCTTCTGGACGTTGCCCAGGCCCCAGTTGTACGAGGCCAGCGCTTTAGTCAGGTCGCCGCCGTTGGCTTTCAGCAACTGTGAGAGATATTTCGCAGCCGCCTGCGCAGCCTTCATCGGATCGAAGGCTTCACCACGGCCCAGCCCCATATCGCGGCCGGTACCGGGCATCAGCTGAAACAGCCCCTGCGCACCGGCACCGGAAACGGCGTTCGGGTTACCGGATGATTCGACTATGGCCACGCTTCGCAGCAAACCTTCCGGCAGCCGGTAAAGCTGTTCCAGCCTTTGCATCGCAGGCTGCATCCAGCCCAGCAGCGCGGCGCCGTCTTTTGTCGGCTGCGGACGCTTACCGTCCCCGAACCAGCCGTTAACGGTCTGGCCGATGCTGCGCGGATCAAAGCCGGTTTTATCTTTAAACCAGTCGGCGGCGCTGTTGGCACTCGACGAAACGACAGGCATCGCATCGGGGTTTTCGTTACCCTGGTGCAGTATCTGACTGCCAATGCGGGCAGCGTCAGACCAGCGGCCCTCGTTAATGGCGCTGAGCAGGTCGCCGATCATCGACAGCATTTTACCGAACTCGCCAAACTGCTTTGTCAGGCTGGCAATGTCACTTTTCAGCGTCCAGTTTTTAAGGTCGATGTTCAGCAGGCGCGCAACCTGCTCGCCCGCGTCCCTGAGAGACGATTTAAGCTCTTTGATGGCTTTCAGGGCGGCGTCAACATCCGGCTGCCACTTCTTCCAGTCAATCAGGCTCTTGCCGCCCTCCTTCCAGACCCTGTAATCGTCATAAAGCGCGACGATTGCCAGGCCTAACGCGGTGACGATCCCCACCGGCGACATCAGAAATGCAGAATTCAGTATCCGCCAGGCAACCACCAGCCCGCCGAAAATTTCGATAAGCTGGCGCGTGCTCTTGTCCAGCGTGTTCCACCAGTCCCGGATGTCGGAAGCCGCCTCAATGAGCCGGAATACCACCTTCCCGATTGTGTCAGCCAGCCACAGGATGAGTTTTATCCCGCCCGTCAGCGCCGCTTCAATTTTCGGGAAATTATCGATGACCTGTTTGCGCAGGCTGTCGATGGAGCCCGCCAGACCGCCCGCGAGGTTTGATCCGATTTTGTCCCGCGCCATGCCCGCCATTTCACCGAACGACCGCAAAGAGGTCATAAAGCGGTTAGAGCTCACGGCGGCCGCATCGGCGTTATAGCCAATGGCCTTTGCCATCTGCGTATACTGCGCGGAGAACTGGCCCACGCCACGGCGCATTGCCATCAGCGTGTTTTCATCAATGCCCAGCATCTGTGCGTACTGGTTGGCGCGGTAATACGGCATATTGCGCAGCTTATCGCCGACGCCCGTGAAAATGCTGGCCATGTCGCGCATGTTGCCGCTGGCGTCCCGCGTCTGCACGCCCAGGCGGTTAAGAAAGCCCTCCGCGCCCGGGTTGTTGCGCATGAAGTGGGCGAGACTTTCCAGCGATGACCGCGCCCCGTCAACGGTACCGCCCAGCTGCGACACGGCAAAACCAATCTGCTGAATGCCTGCCACCGTTGCCCCGGTGCGCTGCGACATCCAGTAGAGGTTATCCAGGCCGCTGGCGATTTTGGCCGTAAACGCCACCACCGACAGCGCGGCCGCCTCGACCGCCGCGCCCAGCTTTACAGCCTGCAGCGTGGTCGCCGCGATCGTGGCGTCGAACTTCTTCGCGCCGGACTCGTCCACCTGAAAGCCCAGGGAGATCAGGAAATCCTTGATTACATCAGCGTTCATTCGCGGCTCTCCAGCGGGCTATACGGGCTTCGTTGTCTTCTTCAAGTCCGAGATAATCAGCACCCTCGGCAATACGGCACAAATCGACGGCGCCCGATTGAAGGTCTTTGAAATCGATCCGGAAAGCCTTTGCTACCTTCCAGATCATTTCGGTACCGTCCGGCAGCGTGTCGAGCGTCAGCCCTGTGGCTGCTGGCCCTCCGTCACGCTGCCGGGGAGTGCGGGCAAAAAATTTCCCAGGCTGTCGCCCACCACGCGACCGACAATCTGCAGCATGCTGAACAGGTCAATATCGTCGAATGCCAGGTCATTGCCCTGCGCAACAGGCACCCAGCGATCTTTACCGTGCGCACGCTGAACCACTGCCAGGCACGGAAAGATGATCGCGTTGGTGTCTTCTTCACTCAGCATCGCGAGTTTGTCTGCCACCACTGGCAGCAGCTTTTCGAACACCGGGGCATAGCGGGTAAAATCACTCACCTTTTCTGTGTCTACACCCGGTACTGTTTCAGATTTCGGTAACAGGTTCTGGATGCTGCCGAATTCCGCCAGCAATCCAGCCAGCACCGGCAGCAGCTTGCGGGACACTTTAAGCTGGTCGAACACGCTCAGCTTGTGAGCGCTGTAGCGGATGCCTTTAATCTCAAACTGCATGATCAGAACTCCCCTAAGATTTCGTCGATTTTGCCAGCATCAAACACCCATGAGACGTTGCCGGCCACTTTCGGGTTGTTCCAGTCAGGCTGCTTCTGAAACGCACAGGCGCGTGCGGTAACGATGTCACCGGATGCCTTGTTACGCAGGACGATCACGTTATTGCCCCACAGCGCGGACGAAACCGACTGCGCGTTGTACATCAGGGACAGTTTCTTGTTCACGGGTGACGTTTTCTGCAGGTTGACGGTGACGGTCCCGGCTTTGCCTGCATGCAGACTGTGCATTACCTCGCCGTCAGCGCCGATCGTCATGGTGTTTTTGGCCTCAGACATGGTGACCACGATCCCCTCATCAGAGTTTGCGGAACCGTAACCCAGATCGATAACGCCGGTCGGCCCCGTCAGCGAGGCCGTGATATCCATAAAACTGTATGCACTCATTGATTATTTTCCTCAGCGCATGACGTTAATCTGAACGCTGGCGTAATGGATTGCTCCCGCCAGCTTACAGGCCACCTGAACCGGTACCGACTTACGCGCTTCGCGGTCAGCCTGTGCCTGGGATGAAATCGCGGCCATGTACACGTAATACCCTTTGGTCAGGGTATCGCCCGGGGAAAGCTGGCCTACCGCGCCGCCGTTCCAGACGCCTGGCGCAATAAGTCCGTTATCAATCGCCTGATCCATTGAGGCTTCCACGTTCGCCATGATGCGCGTGTTGCCCGCATCGGTCTGCGGAACCTTCGTTCCGCTGGTATACAGCAGGTTAAAGAGGTTGGTCTGCACGTAATTCTGCAGCCAGTCGAGGCCGTGGCGCTCATCGAAGAAATCACCGTTGCCCATGACGCCCTGCTGCAGAATGGCGGTGTCATTGGCGTAGTAGACGTAAACGTTGCAGTTCTTCCCATCCAGCGCGGCCGCCTGTGCAGGCGTCAGGCTTTCATAGGTGATGCCGGGCTCCTGCTTGAACTTCAGCGTGATGGTGGTACCGAACCCGTTAAAATCCACGGTGAACGCACGACCAAACGCAGAAATTGCCCCGTAATTGCTGGTGGATGAATACTGCACGAACGTGCGGCTGTATTTCGCCGCTTTCACTTTGGACGCGATATCGGTGTTCACTGCAGTGAGCAGCGCATCCGTATTTTTCGTGGTGACGGCGAGAATGCGGCTTAGCGATGAGGATTCAATTGCGGCACATACCGGCAGCAGGTCATCATCTTTGCGATCGGCGTCATACGTCACACCGAGCCCGTACCAGCTGGTAAAGCCCAGGCAGGCGTTCACGCCATCGAGTAAGGTCTCAACCTTACCGACCTCGGCCGCCGCCAGCGTTTTAGCCCAGCGACCGACATACACCTGCGAAGGCGTCGGCGACTGTGAGAAATACGCCACGGCGGCAAGGTATTCCTCACTGTTGGTGCCGAAATCGGTACCGATGCTGGCCGCCGAGGTATAAAGGCGGATACGTTCGGTCAGCGGAATGATGGTTGCGCTACCCAGGATGAGCAGTGAGCCAAAGTTACGGCCCGCCGCCGCCCTCGGCGACATAATAATGTCCACGCTGGCAACGTTTGAAACGGGTAAGCCCTGCGGCATGGGTTATTCTCCTGAAATACTGAAAGGGGCGTCGGTCAGCGACTGGATGCCCCAGGTGCTGATGACTTTGCGGCGCAGGCGAACCATCACGTCGTAACGGCGTACCCACTGATTGTTAATGAGTTCCGGCGCGGGCCGGATGCTGTCGCAGTCCGCCAGCGTTAATCCCCACTGGCCCAGCGTGTCGTTGTTCTGGTTAACGGCGAGCCCGTCCCGAAACTGCGCGGCGACCTGCTGGCCGGCTGGCCCGTAAAACGAGGCCAGGCACTCAACCAGCTCATGCCGCCACTGTTCGGCGGTAGCGTCAGTCTGGTTAACAAATGCGGGACCGCTATCGGCAGCAATGCCCGTAATGCCGAATGCACACCAGTTAACATCTGCAGGAGGAATGGCGGGCTGGTCAGGCTGCCAGCGGGCAATGACGCGCCCGGGTGCCAGACCCGAGAGGTTCCGTATCCACTGGCTCAGGTGCACGTCCAGCGGCGTGTCATAGTCGGTCGCGGCCTGCTGCGGGGTGAGCCAGCCGGGCTGGCCCGTGGTGTTACTGCTCAACGGGCGTCCCTCCGTCAAACGGCAACAGTTCGCAGTGCGCCTGAACAAAGCCCGCGCCGTATGCGGTGTACGGATCGACAAACGACACGCGGTAATCGCGCCCCTGATACGTCACAATGTCCGCATCCCGTCCGGTCTGGCCCTGCGTCAGGCGTTCTGTGGTGACGATCAGGATTGCACCATGCACCACCTGCCCCGCCTCAAGCCTGCGGCTTTCCAGCGCCTTGTCCACCGTCACCACGCCCGCAAACGGAGAACTGGTGACGGTATTTTTTCCGAACCCGTCATCATCAACGGTCATGCTGCGGCGCTTTACAACTAAGGTGGTGTCGCAAAAGTCGGGATCGAAAAGGATGTCTGTTACGTCAAGATCCGGCATTTTTAGTCCTCACAACGTAGGTGACTGAACGGAGAAATTGCCCGGTGTCATAGAGCGGTTTTGTGCCGCTGCGGCCCCGGCTGCGGCGGGCGCGTAACGTGGCTTCGGCAAGCGGTGTCAGCTGGTCACCCGCCGTGATCACGTTTCTGGCAGCGTTCACCGCCTCCGTTCCGGCGCGGTTCAGCATGGCTTCGGCGGCAGATGCATTACCGCTCAGGACTTCAAAAGCGGCCTGCTTCATCAGCGCGGCAACCTTATCGCGCGACTGTGCTATCCCCATGTGCAGAAACGGACGCGGCGGCAGCTGCACGCTGTAGGCAGCGACTTTGTGCTGCGTGGCAAAGTTGCTTTTCGCCTGCTGCACAAACTGCCCGTTGCGTTTGAAACTGCCGTCATCAGCGATTTGGCGGTAAACGGTGGTCATGTGCTCCGGCACGCGGATGGTGCCGCCAAAGCTGTGCAGGTAGCCCAGTTCGGCGTTGTTGATTTCCATCCCATCTGAGCGTTCGGCACGGTCAGACGGAATGCCCACCAGCACGTCGCGGTTGCCCAGCGTTTTGAGCGCATCGAGCACCGCCTGTGCATTGTCCGCACGGAGCACAAGACCGGATTTCACAGTTGCCGCCCTCCCGCACCGAACATGCAGATTGTCTGCCAGAACTCCGCGCCATAACGCGTGTTGTTCCAGAAACCGGCAGCAGGGTTGAGCGTTGATGAGTTGTCATAACTCATGCTCACCTTATCGACGGATTTCGATGAAAGAATCCCGCTGCTGGAGCCGCCCGCGCGCCCCATTGCCGCAGAACGATTGTCACCCGCCTGCAGCGTGAGGTAATGCGCGACGAACAATTCCACCATGTACGGGAACAGGCGCCCGAGCCGGTTCTGATCCAGCTGGATATCTGCCAGATTTAACCGGAACTGAACCTGGGGATCGGGGTAGAGGGTTGAGTTTGCGAACTGCGGAAAATCGTTTCGGAACTGCTGAACAGACGGGAGAAGGCTATTTTTTGGCTCCATTGACCTGCTCCGTCAACTCAGCAATTTTCTGCTTCTGCTCTTCGATAAGCGCATTACGCTCGGTCAGACCTTCTGCAGCGGCAGTGACCTGCGCGGTCAGTTCGCCGTTTTTAGCCGTTAACTCAGTATTCTGGGTGGTCAGCTCAGTAATTTTCGCACTCAGCTCGTCGATTTTGCCCTGGCTCGCCACGTCACCGCTGTTGTCTGTTTTATCCAGCACTTCAGCATGACGCTGCGTAAACCAGTGATCGGCGATGTCATTTTTCACGTTGTGAACGCCGACATCAAAATCTGTTTTGGTGTAATCGGTGTCGTTAAACGTAAAGGGGGTATGTACACGGATTCTTTTCATGGCCTTTCCTGATAAAAGAGGCCCCCTGCGGGGCCGGTTGTCAGATGCCGTCCACGTACAGCATGGTATCGCTGTAACGCAGCTCGACCGCACCTACCTTGCTGTAGTAGGTCACCAGCTGGCGCAGGTCGCGGTATTCCATCGGGGTACGCTGCAGCGGAACCAGCGGGAACTGAACGTATTTACGGTCTTTGGTGTAGAACACCATGCGGTTAACGTTCTGCATCGCGCCCGCTTCCAGCCATTTCACAGGCTGAATATCCAGTGGTTTACCGTTCTGCTTGTAGGCGATGGTGTTTTCGCTCAGGTAGTCCAGCAGCGAGCGGTTACCGGCATCGGATACGATGATGCTGGACAGCAACGCATACTGGTCAGGCGGCAGGCGCAGCGAATCCGGCACTACGGCGCGGCCGGTCTGTTTCCAGGCAGTGGTGAGGCCGTCATTGATGGATTTAGCAATTTCCATCGCCGTGCTGCTGGCCCAAGTTTTCGCGGCGTTGATGACTTTGACGCCCGCCTGGTTAAACAGCCCTTTCACACCCAGGATGGTGCTGCCCACGTAAACCTGACGGTCAACGTTCAGCTGGTAAGTCTGGTTCATCGCTTCCAGCTTCTGGGAGTCAATCGGGCGTCCCATCTGCAGCGCGGAGGCCAGTTCGAAAACCGTCCATGACAGCTGGCGCGACCAGGGCGTGAGTGGCAGCGTGGTTTTCTGGATATCCAGATCCACACCGGCAATCACGTTGGTGCTGTTGCTGATCCACGATTCGCCATCGGTACCCACTGAACTGGGCGCGGCGAAACTGCTGTTTGAGAAGCTCGAAATTTCATCCGCAATGGAGACGTCTTCGCGCAGGTCAACGTCACGGCTCCATGTGTACGCCAGCAGCGGCATGTTGAGAACCGGATCGAAACGCTCCAGTTGCCCAATCAGGAACGCACCGGAATTATCGATGGTCTGTCGGTCGTAGGTGATCATATTCAGTGCTTTCCTTAAATATTGAATGCCAGTTCGGCGATGCCGTTGGCGTCGGTGGTACCGATAAAGTGCGCGTTGGTCACCAGCACGGTATTGGCTGCGGTGGCATCCGCCACGGCTTCAAAACCGCCGATCGGCTGTGTTGGCGTTGCACCGCCCACGCGGATGTAAACCGCTCCGTTGTCCGCCGCGGTACCGGCATTCACTTTGACGCCGATATAGCCACGCACCAGCGCATCGCCGGTGTAGTTCGCCGGGTTAGTCAGCTGGCGGGTCAGGTCTTTGTCAGACGTGAACGGATAGGAGCGCACGCGGATGCCGTACAGCACGGCGGCAGTATCACCGGCCGCCAGAGGAACAAATTTGCCGTTCACTTTTTTACCCGGTAGGCCGTCACCGGCGAACGGGTTGGTTGTGTCCATCACGACAGGCTCTACCGTTGAATGATTCGGACGGGTGAGCGCACCGGGGTAGCTGAACGGCTGCGTTAAATAAATAGACTGACCTGTCATTATTTGGCCCCCTTCTTAGCCCAGAAATCTTTGTTTTTCTCATTCAGCGCGGCCACGTCGCCGGACTGCGAATTTGCTGTGAAGACCGCCAGGCTCAGGCCGCTGTTATTGCGGCTTTTTGCCAGTTCAGACGCGCCGTTAAAGATGCTGTCCACGGTTGCCATGCTCATTTTTGCGAAATCAGGATTTTTACCTGACAGCGGTTCGATGAGTTTCAGACCGTCAGCGGTGCGCAGCGCAGCGCCCAGCACTTCGCGCTTGAGCGTGCCCATTTTGGAGCCTTCAGGCAGCGAGAAGCCCGGCAGGATGAGCTCTGCACGTGAGAAAACGTCCTGCTGATAACCGGCATCGCCGGTCATCTTCTTCTCTTCTTTTTTCTCGTCGTCGTCAGCATCGCCCGTTGGCGGCGCCATCTTGTCGGTCAGCACTTTCACGGCGGCTTCGATAGCGGTAATGCGCGTTTCGAGGTCGCTGCTTTCATCAGCAACAGCGTTCGTGGGCGAGACAGGCGGAACAGCCGTTTCCGGACCTTCCACTTTCACCACCACCGTGGTTACGCCGTCGTCATCGTCATCGTCATCGCCGACCATGTTGTCCGGCGCGTTATTCAGCAACTCTTCGGCAGCCGCTGAATCTCTGGTTTTCACCGCCTTGCGCAGGCTGGCGAACCACTGTTTTGCTTTACTTGCCATGCTTATTGCATCTCCTATTGAACAGCGAATACCGGCCCGCCCATTAGGAACAAGCGCGATGTGATTACCCCGGATGTCATACTGATTAGCCCGTCCGGGGGCGGTTTCGTCATACTCTGCGTTGTAGCCACAGGAAACCTGACGAAGGCCATCGTTGATTGCCTGAATGCCCAAGGCGTCTTTTATGACGAGATCGGCAATCAGGAGGTCTGACTGGTCACCCTGACCGCGCCGGACGTTGGCCGCATGACCAATCGCCAGCTGTCGCCAGTTGGCCGGATCCACAAAAAGAATGTCGCCCGCCTCGTCCTCGGGATGGAGGATCACCACGGTCATACCTTCAAAGGACGCCATCGCCTCGGGCGAGAACACCTCATCGGCTGAACGGGTGACGATGATCTCCCCGTCATCGTCGGGCGTGAGTTCCGGCAAATCCTCTGAGCGGTAGGCCTGGTCACCCAGGCGGGCGATCGGCACGTCTTTACACAGCAATGAGCCATCACCCAGCAGGTAACGGTTTGGACCGAGCCGGGTATTGAAGAAATATTTCATTGTCCACCTGCGAAATTCAGGCATAAAAAAAGGCCGCACGATGGCGACCTGATGTTTTGGTTTAAGTTTTAAATTTACTGATTTTACTGGCATAAAAAACAGCCAGTTTTCGCCAGTAACATACTGGAATACTGGACTTTTATTTGTTAGATATTTTTCCGATCAATAATTTCATAAGCCAGTAAAGTACTGATGCATAGATGAAAATAACGACGAGCAGTGAAAAGAACGTCACGGGATCCGTTCCGGCTTCATAAACATCAGCCTGATAACGCCCGAAAAGCTCATGAGAATGGTCAACAAGCCATTCCGTCAGCGAATACAGTGGCATTCCGTATCGCGAGATCATAAACGCCACGATAAAACAAAAAACGAACCCTGACGCCTTCTTAACGAATTTTGCAGTTTGCAAAGTTACTGTCTCCCTGAACATCAACGTAGCCATATGCCATTAATCCATTTCGTGAACCGGGTACGCGTACTTTCTTTATGCGTAACAGGGCCTGTCTGACTGTATAGAAATCAGGACGATTCACGAATGTGATGCAGCCTTCGCTTTCTCCTGAGCCATCGGGCCGGAGAGGATGCAGACGAAAGCCGCCACGTGCGACACCATTGATAAAAACAGAGTCGGTCATCGTCTGAGAATTAAAGAGCGCAAACCATTCTGAATGATCTGAGTTGTTCCAGAAATCAACAACCCACCCCCTAATCTGGTTTGCAATACTGCCTTCGGGACGAGATACAATCCAGTAACGTCCGACAGGAATGGCACTGTTAGGCAGGTAAGCGCAATTGGGGTCATTTGTATAAGGTTTCTGACCAGAAAAGACTGGAAAGGTACCCACACCATATACGTGTAGCTTCGCTTCCCCACCGCCTTTGGACAGGTCGTTGTAACTCATTGTCATTACCAGCATGAAAAACTCCCTGTGAATTTTCAGGCATCAAAGTAAACGAATGAATGCTACCACTTATGAAAAATGAAAATAACGTAACTATTTCCTATTTGCACTCCAGTTACTAACTGCGATTGCATTACGCTGCAACACGAACGGGTTTTCCGTCGATGGTAACGATTGTTCGCAATCCATCACCAGTTTTAAGCTGAACCACATTACTGTGCGCAAATACCACTTCACACCAGCAACGACAATTAGGTAAAGCGCCAGCATGCCCGGTCATTCCGTCAAGTGTTGGAGGATTTGTCCAGTATACAAAAAGCCCCTCCATTTTTTCATGAGAATGACGAACGTCACCATCGTGTGCCGTGCGCCAGATATAACCCTGCGAGCCACTCGCCAGCGCTCTGGCCTGCGTCAGCGCCGTGACAGCCCGCCCGACCTCAGTCCGCGCGATGAGTTTTGCCCGTGAAGCCGCAACATCCCCGGATGCCGCGATTTCTTTCGCAAATGCATCGGCACGGCCACCCGCCGCCATGGTTTCAATCGCGCGGTTCTGGATGTCGTAAATGCGGCCTGCGGCTTCAAGCGGCAGCGATTTGATGTATTTCACCTGCTCGGTAACGATGCTGCGCATGACCTGTCCGGTGGGCGTGTTGTTAATGACATGACGCAGCTCAGCGCCGATCTGCTGGCTGTTCTCACGCCACTCTCTTTCACTGTGCCACGCTATGGACGCGGCAAAGCCCGTGGCGACCTGATTAGCCCAGCCGTCAATGATTTCGCTGTAGCGCTCCAGCGCATCCATAATTTCGGTGACGCTGTCATTTGAACCATCGTAACGGCCATTTACGATGTCGCCCACTGCCCGCGCTATCTTGCGTAGCTGCGTGGTGTAGCTGATTTGCACCTGCTTCGGGATCCGGCGCGTCGTCATCACTTTCTTCGGTGAACCCCGGCGGCTCGACTCCTTTGGCATTCTCAATATCCTCATCGGTGATGTTTGAGCCAATGCCCGTTACGCGGGATGATTCGCGCAGTTCAGCCATAGCAACGTGCAACGGCATCAGGCCGCTGTCGATTGCCGCATTAAGCGTATCAACCGTATTTTTCGCCACCGTTGAGCGGTCAGTGTCTGACATCTGCCACAGCGGGTTAAACTCAAAATCGAAGTCATCCGGCAGCGGCGTGCCGAACTCAGAGCGGTGAAGGATTTCAAACAGGCGCCGGACAGGGCGACGTTCCCGGCGTTCCTGCAGCGAACCCACGTTATCGTAGTAGTTCGCCAGGTCAGATTCGCCGGTACTGAAACCAGCTGGCGACTGTCCCAGCATGCGGATCAGCGGGATGCCGGTTGCACCGGCTATCTGTTCACCGAACTGCGAAAGGATGTCCGACAGGCCCGCAAACGAATAGCTGTGCGTCTGGAATTCGTCGCTTTTGTCCATCAGCGTCATGCCTTCGATGGACTGAAACAGGCGGATCAGGTCGATGTGCTTCATCAGCGCCGCTTCGCGCTCGTCACCAAACCCGAGAATCTCACGCAGCTTTTCGATGCTGTAGGTGCGCAGGTGCGCTTTGTTCACCAGCTGCGCCGCGCCGGTTGATGCGCTGTCAAACGCCATGATGCGATCGTATAGACGTTCAACCACCGACATGCCCCAGCCGTTTTCGGTATACGCCTGCTGATAAGGCAGGCCCACACCGTCCATGCGGATCAGGCGGCTGTGGTGAATCTTCCACGCCGGGATGCCGTTTTGCGCGGCCACCACCTCATAATATTTTGGCTTGCCCAGGTCGGGACCGGGCTCGGTGATAATTTCCGTGATGGTCTGGTTGAGCATCCAGCGATCGAGCACCAGCATGCCCCTGAACTGATCGCGACCGATGGTTTCCAAACGAAGGGGCGACGACATATCCTGACCGTCAATCAGTAGCACACCCACCGCGCCGCCATAAAGGCGTGACCACTTAATCGTGTCGCTTAACCCTTCCCACAGTGACAGCTCTTCCCAGCGCCCCGTCAGCTTTGCTTTTGCCTTGTGGTCCATCTGTGACGTAATGGTGACGCCCTTGCGCGTCATATCATCGGCGATGGTGTCTACGGCCGCGCCCACAATCCATGATGAGCGGTAAGCGAACTCCAGCAGCACGCGGTTGCGTGAGGTGAAATTCGGCATGTAGGTGCCGTGACCGCTGAGGTTGCCGGACTGAAGGCCCAGACGGGAGACAAAGTTGTCGTAACCGTCGAACGTCTTTGTCGGTGCCGCACTGTGCTGGCGCGGGCGTTTCTTACGAGCCATTTTTACCCCTTGCCAGTAAATCCCAGATATCCATCGAGGTGAACTCCATCGGGGCGTAAGCAATCATCGTGGAGTCAGCCAGGTTGGGCGATTTGGTGCCGTCCGGCTTTTTGTCCACGACGATTTTGCCCACGCCGTTCACCGAATAGGTGGGCTGTGAGAGTTCGACGATGAGTTTGTTTTTAAGCTTCATGTTGCCGGATATCGAAATGATTTCATCAGGACTGAAGGGCATCTTTTCTTCGACGGCACGCCAGGTATTGCGGAAAAGCGTTCGCAGCCGCCACCAGCCCTGCGCTTTGGCATTCGCGAAGAAGTCTTTATTCAGCCGCCCTTGCTGGCCATATTCACCCGGCACCGCTTCATCTTCGGGATTGGCTGGCGATCCACTGCCACGATATGGCGTGGCGGTTATCTGGCGTTCACGCCTCTCTTTGCGCTGCTCGTTGATGACGCGGGCATCGCCGCGCGCACCCGCCCCGAGTCCGTCAGAGTCGAACCGGTACATTTCAAGACGGCGCTGATCGCAAATGCTGAATGCCCTCTGGACGGTGCCAAAGATGTCATCGCCTTTCCCTGACCACTCTTCAATATCTTCCAGCAGGAAGCCGTGACGCGAAGTAAAGGCGTTGGTGTCTTTGCCTTCGTCAGCGACATCGAGCGCGCCCATGCGCTGGCCAGTGGGCTGAATACCCAGCTTGATATGAGCATCGACAGCCGCCTGCACCCAGGCGGACGGAATCAACACGCCTTCCACAGACGCGCTGTAGTTGATGTCGATTTCCTGCGCCACGGTCACAGCGTCGAGTTCTTCGCACTGCTTTTTATACCAGGCATCGTCTTTGCGCGGATCATCTCGCCAGTGGAAAGTAAACACGTCCACCTTGCCGCTGTGGCGGCGCTCAGCGAATGAGTTCGCCATGCCGTTGGGCGTTGAAATGTCCTGACGGCAGTTTGTGGTTGCCGATAGTGAGGCGTCCACCAGATAGGGACGCTCAAGAAACGCGGACTCATCGACGATGTAGAATGATGTGCGGTCACCACGCCCGATGCCGTCACCGGCTTCCCCCGTCATCGCTGAGTCATTCTCAGGGAACAGGATCCGCATGTGCGGGGCGTGTGCTTTATGATTCCAGCCGCCCCGAAACTCTACGGGCAGCAGGCCAATGAAATTACGCGCCTTGTCAAAAAGCGACTTAGGCGAACCGATTTTGTCTACGTATTCCTCTTTGCGAGAACCAAACCCGGCAATGATGCCGCGATTGAACAGGCACAGCGATGCCGCCATGCCCACGGTCAGCCAGGACATCCCCATATCACGCGTTTTTTCAGTGATACCGGGCTTTGAGGTGCGCCAGTGCTCAACAAACCACTGTATCCACTCTTCCTGTTTGGGGAACAGCAGAAACGGGATTCGCGCAGGCAGGCCGCGCTCAACGTTACGCGGATCTACTGTCATGCCCCAGTCGATAATGAACTGGGCAGGATTGTCACGGTAGAAAGCCTTCATCGCGGGCAGCATGCCTGGGTTTTGCCTGATACGCTGCAACCTCTCCATGCGCCATTCAAACACCTGCTTGTAATCAGGGTTCTTGAAATCGAACGGGAATGGGATTGGCATTGTTTAATTCCGCTGAATTTATTAGTCTTATGAATGCTTATGGTAATTCATTAATAAGGAGAAAAAATGTCCAACAAATTTACTGAGTAATTTCCTACTCTTAATGAACTTAAGCTATAAAATTCAAAATTGAACAATAAAACCAAATAAAACAACAAGGTAAGTTTCTCATGAAATGTTTAAACACTCCTGCGTTAGAAGCCTTTGTCAACGCAACCTTCCCAACAGCATCTTTTTATCAGCACACAAAAGAGCAAAAACAGTACACTTTCCCTTGCGGTCTTATCATGAATATTTACACGACTGGAACAGTGAATTTTCAGGGGAACAGTGGAAATAGTCCTACGATGATAGGTATCGTGAATGTAATCAACGCAATCAATGGTGCTCCATAATTATAAGTTAAGCCGCTCATTGTAGCGGCTTTCTATAATCTAACCTTAATAAAATCAACCATTTAAAGTGCTCACCCCATCATTTTGCGGTAAAGCTCTGCGGCCTCGTTGGGCGTCAAATTAACTTGCTCGGTCTGTATTGGCCCACCTTCTGGTCCGCTGATTTCGGTCTTCGATTTCAACATGCCCAGATGTTGCGCAACCATCTTCAACGCTTCGTCCTGATTTCGAGTGATTATCTCAAGGCCGAATTTGCCTTCTTTGATGCCTGCAAACAAACGCCGCGCCGCGCCGGTAGCATCGCGCGTATCGTGGAAGACCGGACGACTAAGGCCCAGACCGTTACAGCGCGGGCAGTCAGGGTTCGGATCAATCATGGCATCGTAACCGAAACCACCAGAATCATTCGGCTCACGCTGTTTGCGCTCGACCGCCTCCAGTCGCTTTTCTTCGAACTCAACCATATCCCGCCACTGGTAGTTATGACCAAAGCCCCAGCAGTAACGGCAGCAGTAACGGTGCAGTTCGGTAAGCTGTGTCGCATCTGCGGTCGCTATGTCCCACCACCATTGCAGCACTGAGTCCTGATTAATCTGCGTGCGCTTTGCTCGGGCGTCCATTGCATCCCGCACAGCCTGGCCGACCTTAGCATTTCTTAGCATGCGCGATGCGTTAACGTAAGCCGTATTGCCCTCTCCTTTATACCCAGCACGCTTATAAGCGGCAGTGCGGTTGAGGTCGATGAGATATTCCTCCACGAACCTGATTTGCTGCTCTGACAGGCCGTAACTGCGCACATCAAATTCCTGCGCACAGTTTTGCACATCATTGAAATCTGGCTGTTGCGCAGTTTCATTTTTGCGCACACTAGCGCTACTCTTCTGCGCAGAATTTTGCGCAGCCGGCTTTTTGATGTAACGCCGCGCAGATGAATAATTCAGCCCCTGCGCTTCGCACCAGTCTTTGGGGGAAATACCGGTTTTGGCATGCTCGGACAGGAACCGCTGTTGGAGGCTCCCCCAGTCCGGTTTTGCCATGAATAATCCTCTGACACTTGTCTATCAAAGACTATTTATATTCAAATACAAATCTAATCGAATAAAGATCATTTAATGCAATAAACAAATGATGCTTGTTGACTCTTCCACCTAAGTAATCGCAATAAGCATTCCATACACCACTCCATTTATCAGAAATGACACTTCCATCAAATAGATGTTCTGTCGCTACCCAGCACGCATTACAGTTTTCGACTGCGAGAATGAATTTTTCAAACTGCATAACGTTACTTTGACCATCTTCGATGTCTTGTTTGATGAATGGGACATCTTCAAACAACCACCTTGCCGACAAAGCTTCTTTCTGCTCAGTAATTTCTTTGACATCTAAATTGTCAGGCATCAAAACCAATAGAGTTTTTAAGTTTAAGAGTGACCTTTTAAACTCCATTTTTACTTTTATTTTCTCTTGCTCAACCCACGTAGATAACGCTTTCTTAGCGAATATAACTGCTATGATAGTTGCCAGTGCAGAAGCACAACCGCCAAGCGCTGATACCATATTCCAGTCAAAGTCATTTGTATTCATAATGCCAATTATTAAGTCGTTAAAAGAAAATTATGCTACGACTTAGAAACATTTACTATTGGCTTTTTCATCATCAGGCGCACTCGCAAATGCGCCTTGTGATGCTTACACCAGCTTTTTAGCCAGTGAAGCCACATCGTCGAATACAGAATCAACGTCATGGCCTGTCACTTTCAGCAGTTCTTTCACCTTTGCCAGTACGGCATCAGTTTTATCGGTTGCTGTTGTGGCCGGCTGTGCAGTGGTCGCGGTAGTACCGTCATACAGTGGTTCGGACATCTTTACTTCCTCTTTTATGGGTAAAGCCCGGTCATTAATCCAGGCGTCGGTTAAATCTTTTTTGGCGCTTCACTTTGCGCCCCCTTTGGCTGAGACACGGCCTGCTCATCCAGTTTGCTTTTGAGCTCGTCAATCTGAGCCTGAAAGCGCTGCTCTACATCGTGCCAGCCGTCACGGATTGATGTTGATTCGGCCTCTACCTTCTGCGGGCTGTTCTTCCAGCGGAACAGGCCTACCAGCCAGCCAGCAGCGAAACCAGTGACGAGCGCAATCAGCGCCCACGAAATGAGTGCGGTAGTGGTATACATGGGCTTATTTACCTTTTGAAGGTGCTGGAGTTAAGCAGACCTGACGCACATAATCCTGCAGGCCGGTCAGTTGCTTTGTGACGGTTTCGATTCGCTCTCTGAGGGTGAAATAATCCCGCTGAGCGGCGTCTGTAAGTCGGGGACTGCCATCATCATCCACGCGGGTGGTGGAGGATTTACCGGACACTGGCCGATCACATTTGGCTGAGATGCGCAGGCGCTTAGCCCCAGAATCGACATCCCTACGCAGATCGCTAATGGTTTTTTGCGCATCGGCTAAGTCCTTCGTGTATCTGGCATCGATTGCCGCGACAGACTGCTGGCGGCGCTGCATGTCATTTATGGTTGCCTGGAGGCTGTCCGTAACCACCTTCTGTTTATCACGCTGATCGCGGAAATATACCGCGTTGTCGCGATAGTGACCCACAGCCAGTAACAACCCGGCTATGAGCACCACCAGCAGGAACGCCAGCACAACACGCCAGTTACTAATCAGCCATGTCATTGATCCAGCCCCCAGCAGGTAAGCTCTGATTCCTGGTCACGGCGAATAACCTGTCCGTAACAGCCATTAGAGCGAATGCGGCAATCTTTCCCGCCGTCGAATATCCAGCGCTTGATTTCAGCACATGCACCTTTGCGGTCGCCGCTGTTTAACTTGCGGTAGAATTTCGAGGGCAGGCATTTACCGGGGCCAATGTTCCACGGACAGAATGACGCTATGCCAACCTTTTGCGGCTCTGTCAGCGGTACGTGAACATTTTTATCTACCCAGACTAATGCTTTGGCCTGCTCTGCCCTGTCGATAGCGCGGCACTGGTCAGCGGTCAGGCGCGTGCCCTTCACTACCGGCCTGTCATTGACGCGCGTGACACCACCGCAAATCGTCCAGATGCCGCCGTTGTCAGCGTACGCTATGAGACGCGCACCCTCTTTTTCCTGCTGAAACTGGGCCATCAGAACAGGAGCGGATGCACCACCAGCAATAAGAGCCAGCATTGCAGCACTAAGGCTCTTTTTAAGCGTGGATGACATCGCCATGATTAATCATCCTGTGATGGTGGAGAAATGATCCCGCGTGCGACCGCATCACGGTAAGTTTTCAGAATCTGGCGCTTGTACCAGGCGTTAAGCAGAAATGTCGCCGCACCAATCACCACACCGCTGATGATCGCCACCTTGTTCCAGTCGACGCTTTGTATCCACTGAGCCACGCTTCCCCCACAAACAAGCGTGCCAGACACGCAGTAGCTGACTGCTGATGCAATTTTGTCAGGCATGATTTTGACCATATGATTACCTCCGTAAGTACGGAAGCTGTGTGTAATTGGAGTGTGCAACACTCAACATGAAGGAATAGAAAGTATTTTTTGCTTAATAACCGACGCTGAAGGTGAAAAAACTCAGGGGTCGCAGCATCTGTGAAGACATTAATTATCAAAAATAACAGAGGGATTAAGAGTATAAATTGTCCAAGGTCATTTCAGGCCCTGACCTAAGTTCCGACTACATTGGTCCTACTTTTGCCGCGCCTCCCCCAAGTTAGCGCGGCTTTTTTTGTGCACAAAGCAAAACTGCTTGCGCAAAATCCCGGGGCATATAACGTTGCTCGCACCAAAGAAGAAAGGCCGCTCGAAAGCGGCCTTAGGGCTATTTTTAAAAAATTCGTTGACTCTTTAGTTACCGCTTAATTTTTCTGACGGTGATTCAATTAACGACTCAATGAATTTTTTTTGCTGTGCATTGAGGTCTAGCTTCCTGATTTTTTCCGCATCGACCTGAGAATTTGACTGGCCGGGCTGAGTCTTAGGAGTGAACTTTCTGTCCTCTCCAGCGAAAGCAACTGCAGTAACTATCAAACCCCATACAGCCAAGCAAAACAATAACATCAACAGCCATGTCACTCTTTTCGATATTTTCAAAACCCTTCCCTTTCTGTAACGAAGGAAAGTATAAGACAAATCTGATAACCACTAGTTCTACCAAGAATCCATTACGATATTTTGCTCTAAATGGGAACGTCCTAAGCATGTATCACAAGATATCAACCTTGCACGAACCAAGGGGAAGCACAAAAAACCGTTATGAGATTAATAGCCAAAAATCAAAAAAATAAAAAACCTGCATAAGCAGGCTTCAGTTGTTGACTCGAATCAATCAAAATATTTATAAATATGTGTTAAAATAATTAAGGATTTCCCTGGTGTTGGCCGTTTTGGCTTCCCTCCTGTCATCCCTACCTGGTTGCCGAGACCATAGATGACTTGAGGGATTTTTTTTGAAATCCATAAGTAATTCTGTACATTTTTCACCATAACAACAACTATTCTTAAGTACTACCAAACCTAAACTTAAGTATAGCTAATTTAATTAGCTACCAAAGCTGGTTTTAGAGTGCTGCGACAGAGGTGGTAACAGGTATGCGATGCCGGGTGCCTCCCGGTGAATCAGAAAAGCCAGAACCTGACCCGCAACATTTAGGACATACTGGCTTTGCCCCGCCGCTTAGGGGGATTCACCGCACAAGCTACTACTATATCTACTTAAAGCCTTCTGATGAACTGTTTTGAAAGCCTTAAAAGACCATGGATATGGGTGTTTATCAGCGGATTAGCTCATGTCGCCAAAGATTAAATTTATGACGCCATGATGAGAGAATGGCGCGTTATTACACACTGCAAGATTTTGCCGCCGTTACCTCAAAGACAAAGGCGGTTTTTTATCGCTAAGTGTTTTGGGGCATGCATTAACCTGCCAATAAAAAAGCCCGCCAGTGGCGAGCCTTAATATGGGTTGAGGTCATACCTATAAATCCGCACTAATGAACAGCAAACAGAGACCCCATCATTAGCGTGATAATGGTCCATTTTATTCACGCCGTCAATACATGAGATTAATCTTATTTTTTCATGTGCCTGATTTCGCTGTTTCCGGTCACGCGCTGCAGCATCTCCCCCGCTATGGACTCTTCCTTGTGGCACTGGGTAATGAGCGCTTCATAGAACGGTTTGAAATTGCGTGACCACGTTGGCTGGCTCACTGCCATAACGGCATAACCAACAGCACGGCGCACAGTTTCAGCAGGCAGGCGTGCATAGCCACGGCCGGTGCATTTGGTGCAGGTTTTCATGACAGGTACGCCCTGAATCTCGCTCTGCTCAGTGTCCAGCACTTTACCCTTTCCATGACAGCGACACGCATTACTGATCCCCCCTTTCCCTTCACAGGTGCCGCAACGGACACGCTGAATCTCTCTTACCTCTCTGACTTTTTCATAACTGGACGGTACGAAGCCTTCGACGCCCATACGGACTGAGGCTTTCACCAACTCGCGCGCCGGAAAAGGCATGTGTGATTTAGTGGTAAATACCTCCATGTCGATAAACCCGGTACCATTGCAACAGGTACAGGGGCGCTGGCTTGCGGCGCTGCGCGAATAGTCCATGTAGGCAAACGTTGCGAGCAATTGCACAAATTCGCGTTTAATATTCTCATCGAGTTCGGCGACTGCCCGGAAAAGCCCCGCCTTACTCAAACCGAATTCAGTTAACATTTCCACGGCGCGTTCACTGGACGTGATGCCATGCTTGGACAGGAATAATTCAAACCCGAAACGAGCCTGCGCGCCAATCAGCCCGAAGGATGCCATCACATCCGAAATATCCAGGCTGTCACTGGCCGTTGCCCGTGGAGAATCGCTGAACATAGGTGATTTAGGTGCGAAAAATTTTATCGTGCTTTCAAGGTTCAAGGTGATTCTCCTTACTGAATTTTGCTGCGTTTATAATTTCAGGCAATGCTCTCGATCCTTATCTGCCCTTTTTCTCCCCAGATTTTTGTAATACGTGCATCCCATACGGCGCTGTCTTCTTCAAACACGGCATCCATCAACGCTTTATGCAGATTATCGACATCGGGCCTTTGCTGGTGGGGCTGGCCGCTGAACTGCGCACGCTTCTTTTTGCTCCAGCTGTCGGGCATGGGCAATACAAACGTGATGTGACAACCGCTGTCAGGCAGCTGGATTTGGTTCAGGCGCACTTCATCACAAAATGCCCGGTACCGGAGAACAGCCGGCCGTTTTGCCCAGCGGTCACGTTGAGTCTGACGGGGCTTGCCCAGCGGCGTGATGTCATAGATTCTGATCAAAATAGTCTCCCCGTTGCTTCATTACCGTTGCGTGATGATTTATCGCGGCCAGCCTGCGCCGGTCTCTCTCGGGCAAGCATCGCCGCTATTGCCTGATCTGTTCCACGGAAATGCCCGTTGCGGAATTCCTGATAAACCACGCCGCCCTGTGGGCCATGACGGTTTTTACCGATAATGATTTCAGCCAGGTGCGCGGCCGGGCTGTCTGGGTTATAGGCACCATCCCGATAAATGAACCAGATGCCGTCCGCGTCCTGCTCAATGCTGCCACTGTCACGCAGATCGGCATTGAACGGGCGCTTGTTCGGTCGCTTCTCTACTTCTCGCGACAGCTGGCTGAGGCAGATGACGGGCGTATTAAGCTCCATCGCCATGGTTTTAAGGCCGCGTGTAATCTCGCCGATCGCGAGGTCATTACGTTCTGCCGATGGCTTTTTGATGAGCCCCAGATAGTCAGCCAGGATAAGCGACAGGCCCGGATAACGGTTTTTATGACGTGTGGCCACCGCCCTGATTTGTTCAATGCTGAGGTTTGTCGCATCGACAACCCAGACATCAAGATTCGCAAGCTCAGCCAGACCCATGGAGATCCGGCCCCAGTCTTCATCGTCAAGGTGGCTGGCTTTGCGCAGTTTGGAAACGGATACGTTGGACGCGTTCGCCAGCTGGCGCTCAATGATCTGGCCTGCCTGCATTTCCATACTGAAAATCAGAACGCCACGCTGCACCCGCTCAGTTCCGAGTGAAACCGTGCGCTGGGCTATGCCTTCGGCGATTTTCAGTGCCAGCTCGGTCTTACCCATTCCCGGGCGGGCAGCGATCACGATCAGGTCTGTGTCGTTTAATCCACCTGTGATTTCATCCAGATCATCGATGCCCGTTTTGATGGTGTTTGACTCTTCATCACCGGCAACGCGTTTTTCGAGCGTGTCCATATACCCGTTAAGCAACTCACTTGCGCGGATCGGCAACACTTCTTCATCTGGGCGACTGATGTTCATAAGCTGGCGCGTAAAGTCCTGGATACCTTCCATCGCGGTATCGTGGTTGTAAGCGCTGGTAATTTTCTCGTAATGGCTTTCCATGAGGTTGACAAAGCCGCGGACCATGAACTTTTCATTTAGGCTTTTCGCATAGCCCTTCATGTTCGCCGCGCTCGGAACCATCTTCATGGTTTCCATGACGTCAGCGAAAATACCGTTTTCACTACCCATGGCTTCTGCTACCAGCAGCGCATCAATCATTTTTTTCTGAGTGGCCTGGCGCTTAATCTCGGTATAAAGCTTTGAGTAAAACGGGTTCGTAAACGCTGCTGGCTCGACGGTACCGAGCACGTCATAGGCATCGGGCGTTAAACCAGAGTGAAGCAGACAACCCAGCACACTGGCTTCGAGATACAGATCAGACATGATTGCCCCTCCTAACCATCAGGAGCGTGTCAGGCTTCATCAGCCAGTCGAAGTTGGCGTGCCAGCCACTGTTGCTTTTACCAAAGAACGAGTCGCGGGCCTCATTGAAAAAAGCACTGAAGTAATTACGGAAACACTCGTTTGCAGCTTTTTCACGGGGGAAGTGTGTAGCCAGACGGCGGATAGCCTTCACTCTGTCTTCGTCAATTTCGGCATATATCAGACGGCCGGCCGCTAAATCGTTGTAAGCATCGATCACGGCATCGCAATCAACCTCAACCTGATTTTCATCCCACTGGGTGGCATCAGCCAGATAGCCGTCGAACCGGTTCACACGGCAAATATTCGCGGGCTTGGCGACCGTACCATTGCGGCGTTTCCACGTCTCCGCGACCCAGCGCACCACCAGCTTGAGGTCATTAACTGTGTAGGCTTCGCGGGATGGACGTTCAGTAAGTAAAACGGCAAAGGCTTCTGCAGAGCGGCAGGTGGTGACTGTGACCTCGTTGTAATACTCCAGGACCTGTTTTGCCTGTGATAAAACTTCCTCCGAAAATTCCCCCTTGGGGGCTTTAGGGGGATCTGTATTTATTGTCTTTTGAATATTGTCTTTTGTGTTTAGCTGTTTTAGCGAATGGGTATTAGCTGTTTCGGCTAAACTTTTATTAGCTGACTCAGCTAAACATTCGCTGACTTGGCTAATCTTCTTCATATCCCACATTGAGACATACTTGTTAATACCCACTTTCGAGCCACCCTGGACTAAAAATCCGCGCTCAATAAGCTGACGCTTAGAAGAGCATACGTGTGTATGGTGAATGCCCGTCATTGCAGCGATCTGGGTATTGGTAATCCGATCCATGGACTTGTTGAAACCATAGGTTTTACGCATCACGGCCAGCATGATTTTTAACTGACGAGCGGTGAGATCAGCCAATAACAGCTGATCGGTAAGCTCATTAGCGACACGCATGAAGCCATCATCGGTATCGGCCACGCGCTGCTCCTCACGCCCCGGACGGGCGCTGAATTGGATTATTTCTGCGGTATTACTCATGGCCGGATTTCCCCCTTTTCGCCTGCTCCAGCGCCTGACGTAGCAGCCGACAGGCATCAGGTGAATACTGGCGTGCGAGTTCATCCCGCGCCATGTCTTTATGTACAGTAGTTTCCTGTTGCGGCTTACGGCGTTTTTGTCGCATAATTAACCTCGCTTCCCAAAAGCAACGCTGTACACGACTGGACAGTTGGCGCTGTTCAGTCGCTCTTTCCCACCTCCAAGAAATACTTCTCGAAGTACCATTTCGGCACACAGCACAGATGTTCGTAATCAGGCCGCATGAAGATGACCCTACGTTCCTGCCTGTCGTAACTGATGATGCGCACGACAATGCCGCGCTTGTCCCGAAAGTGCTTGTCGGTTTCAACAAACCTTTCATCCACCAGCGCCCCCCTCTTTCACACGTATGTGCTCAAGCATGGATAAGAGCGTTCGCGCCTCTTCACCCGTCAAAATCACGTTTTGCTCACAGCCCGGCGCCGCAATGCATCCCTCTGGTAAACCCAGTTGATGAATCATTCGGCACGCCAGTTGGCAAATGCGGATCTTCTGACGACTGAGACCAGAAGGATGAATCCCCATATCGATCGCCAGGGCCTTATTACCTTGAGTGATTGCCTCACGGTGAAAAAAGCTCTCCAACGTTTCCGGCTTGCAGTTAACACGTACCGAATTGCTCGAAATTGCAGACGATTCCATTTATTTTCTTCCTTTGAGTCAGTGAATTAAGATGCAGAAAGCTCAGGCCAGATTCGTTCCCAGTCATCCGGCCGCAGTTCTCTGCGCGTAACTGCTTTGTTTGTAGCCTGCTCAATTTCAACGCACCGAGCAGGTGAAATAGTACTGCGACCAGATGCCATTTGAGAGAGGAACGAACTTGATACGCCCAAAGCGGTTGCTAACTTCTTTGCTTCGCCACGTTCTAATGCATCAATGTAATTTTTAAGATCCATAGGACACCTCATTTTTTGTCGGAGTTTATTAAACACTAAACTCAACGTCAAGCATTTGCTTGTTTAGTTATTACTAATCAAAATGGCGAAATGAACATTACTGACAATCGGCGAATGCGCCTTAAAGCGTGGTTTTCCAATAAGACGCTTCCCACAAATGAGAAAAGCTACCTATCCCAGTTGATAGGAGGGAAAGCCTCGTTTGGGGAAAAAGCTGCGCGGAGGATTGAGGCTTCTTATGGCATGCCATCGGGTTATCTCGATGAAGAAGCTGATAGCCCTGAGACAACGTATGCGAACGTGGTTTATAAGGGACCGAATCAACCTAAAGGGAAATTTCCGGTGATCAGCTGGGTTAGTGCTGGCGAGTGGGCAGAGGCTATTGAGCCTTATCATCGAAAAAGTATTGATAGATGGTATGAAACCACCGTGGATTGCTCAGAATACTCATTCTGGCTAGAGGTGAAGGGCGATTCTATGACATCTCCAGTAGGTTTGAGTATCCCAGAGGGGATGATGATTCTTGTCGACCCAGAGGTTGAGGCAATAAGCGGTAAGCTTGTTGTTGCTAAATTAGACTCAGAAAATGAAGCAACTTTCAAAAAACTCGTAATGGATGCAGGCCGAAAGTTTCTTAAACCCCTTAACCCTCAATACCCGCTGATGGAAATCAACGGCAACTGCCGTATTATTGGCGTTGTCGTTGATGCAAAAATAACCAACCTTCCTTAAAACACACCAGCTTCGGCTGGTGTTTTTGTCTTCCCGCCTAAATTAAAAATAAATTCACTTAACTTTTAATTAGTTAATGGTTAACTTCGCCTTTAAGTTTAGTGCTTACTTGACGAAATTGTTTATAGTTTAATAAACTTCCAATCACAGCACGACGCAGCCCACCGCAGAAGCTGTTCTGCTCTTTAACAAGTGAACATGTAATCACCGCGCTGGTGGCTGAGAAGCCCAAACTCAGCACCCTGGCATTCCCTGACCTCACGGGGTAAAGGCATCCCAGGCATGCGGCGGACAGTGTGGTGATTCAGTTTTTTTTGAGCTGCGTGAGATAGCATCTGCAGCATCAAAACGAACTGGCGAGGGGTGAGCATGAAACTTCAATTTAAAGACATTATTTCAAAACGTATTGCTGGAGACCGGCGCCGTTGGCGTCGCAGGCAGAGACAGTTTGCTAAACGCCGCTCTCATCAAGACGATTTTGCAGGCACTCTTCACTTTTTACTTAGTGCCAGAAGCATCAAAAGATAGGTCGATTGATGCTCATTGAAAATGCCTCACCAGGGCAAGCCCGGAGTACCGCGGTTAGATATTGGGCTTAAAAGTAAAGGCGGTGGATAAGCCGGGCATCATCCCGGCAACTATTGAGTTTTATACAGGTTGATGCTCATCAATGCTTGCAAGCGTGATCCCTGTATAAGTTTTGCCATTAATATCAACGGCATCAAATCGCAGCAATGCTAAATCATCTTCATTTGAAATTTTTACAACAATCAACCAACGTCCAGGCTGATGTTTAAGTGTCACACGGTCACCAACTTTCAACATATAAAACTCCTTTTTGATCCAGAAAAACAACTTTTACATTAATGAATTTGGTAAGTCATTACTTCTAAATATTCCCCCCCGCCTCGGGGGCATTTTTTGACTGCTTTTCAGCGCTCCGAGGTATCCATGAATTTCATCCCAAAACTGACCCGGCAGCGCATCAGCGAACTGCCCGAGGGAACGCCGATCCGTATCGGTGCCCGCGTCGTCATTTTCGACGGTTGCAGCATTGAGCCCAATCACAAAGGTGAGGACGAAACCTTTGTGTATTACATCGATGCGAACGGCCAGCGGGAACGCCATTTCGAATGGCTGTTACTCGAGTCAGGCACGGAATTTATTGAATCGGAACTGTGCGAATACTGCGCCCGGTTCCGGCACCCAACGGACATTAAGCAAGTTGCTATCAGGTTCTGGAACCGCAGCGAGGTCCGTTCATTCTGCAGCGACAAAGGCTGCGCCCTTCTTTACCAGCAAACAATCCGCGTCCCGGCAGCGCGCCAGGGCAAACCAAGGAGACGTATCTCATGAGCCCTGTAGATCGCCTGCAGTTCAAACATCGCCTGACGGGCGCTGATTTCCACCCGAAGCCACGCCACTGGCTGACGCCATTGCTCATCGCACTGTGTGTGGTGGCTGGAATGTGTTTGCTATGACAGTGACAACAATCCCCACTGAATTCGCCCTCAACGAGGCCATGCGTTCGCTGGCGCTGAGTACCATTCTCACGCTGTGCGAGCAAAATCAAATCAGTCCGGCAGATCTGGAAATGCTGGCCCACCAGCTGGCCCAGCGTGAAGCAAACGCGGACGCTAAATCAGGAGCTTTGAATGTCCACCATCATTCGCGTGATCGACACTGAAACTACCAGCTTTGAGGGTGGCGTGTGTGAGCTTGCCAGCATCGACATCGTTGGTGGCAAGCTGTGTAACCCGATGAGCGATTTTGTTAAACCGCCTGAGCCGATTACCGTTGGCGCCATGGCAGTGCATCACATCACTGATGCGATGGTTGCCGATGCCCCGCCGCTCAGCGATGTAATTGACCGTTATCTGGGTGCCGACGTTTATGTGGCGCACAACGCCGCGTTTGACCGGCCAAAGCTGCCACAAATAACGGCGCCGTGGATCTGCACGCTCAAGCTGGCCCGCAAGCTATATCCGGAACTGGAAAGCCACTCCAACCAGTATTTGCGTTATCACTTCATGCTCGATGTTGATGTGCCTGAAAACCTGCACGCGCACCGGGCGCTGTACGACTGTTACGTTACGGCGGCGCTTCTGCTGCGACTGAACCGTGACGCGCGCCTGACGATAGCCCAGATGCGCGACATATCCGCGCGGCCTTCCCTGCTTCACACGATGCGCTTTGGCAAGCATAAGGGCAAAACCTTCGAAGAGATTGCCGGACAGGACCAGGGTTATCTCCGCTGGGCGCTGGCAAATATGGATCTGGATGAAGACCAGAAATTTACCATGCAACATTATCTGGAGGTCTGAATGGGAACCCCTGTATTGATTCTGGGGGACAGCGGCGCGGGCAAGTCCTACAGCCTCAGAAACTTCAACCCAGACGATTGCCTGCTTATCCAGTGCATCCCCAAGATGCTGCCTTTCCGGCATAAAAGCACCTGGAAAGTCCACGGCAAATTAGACGAAGGTGGCAAGCCTCAGCGCGGTAATGTTTTTCGCACAGATGACTGGGTTGATATTGAAGACAAAATTCAGCGCATGGTGCTTTCAAAAAATCGACGTGTGCTGATCATTGATGATTTTCAGGTAGTGATGCAGCACGAAAACATGCTGCGGGCCTATCAAACTGGTTACACAAAATACACAGAAATGGCCGACCATATCTGGCGAATTATCACAGCAGCAACTCAATTGCCCGATGATATTCGCGTTTACTTCCTCGCTCACACTGAAGAATCGGACGGGAAAGTCCGGATGAAGACGGCCGGCAAGATGCTGAATGAGAAGCTTACGCCAGAAGGCTATTTCTCAATCGTACTCCGCGCCATAAAAAAAGATGGCAAACACGTTTTTCTGATTAAAGGCGATGATAACGACACCGCCAAAGCCCCACCTGACTTATTCCCCGATCAAACCGAAATGGAAAATGACCTGTTCGCTGTAGACCAGGCCATTTGCAACTTCATGTCCGAAGGAGACATTTAATGCAACCTATGAGCTTTAAGTTCGATCCAGAAGCGGCTAAAAAAGCTGGATCCGCAGCAATCATCAATGAAACGGGTGCTTACGAAGGAATTATCCTTCATGCACAGGTTGGTTTCGGTACCGACAGTCAGTCGCAGTCACTGGAATTACGCTTCGAATCAAACGGCGCCAAATCCGATTATCTGCGAATCAACTTTATCGGTCGCGACGGTGAACCCACTTTCGGGATGGACCTCGTGAACGCCCTGATGTGGACAGCTGGCGTCCGTGACCTTATTCCCGAAAAGCAGCAGACAAGCGAGGGTACTGCGTGGGTATTTCCTGCGCTGACCAACAAAAAAACCGGCCTTGTGCTTCAAAAGGAATTGCGTACTAAACAGTCTGATGGCTCAGACACTTACCAGATGAACATCCGGCATGTCTTCCAGCCAGGCACGCGCCTGACCTATGCCGAATTTGCAGAAAAACTTCAAGCCGAAGCCATTGATAAACTAATGCTGAGCCTGAAAGATGTTGATAAGCGCCAGCCAGTTGCTGGTAACGGGCACAACACTGCTCAGCGCGGCGCGCCTACCGGCAACCGTTACGCAAATCAGAACACCGGCGCTGCACCTCAATCTAAACTCCAGCAGGCTGCTGCCAACCGCCATAATGCACCTCAGCCTGAACCTGATTTCGACGATGACATCCCGTTTTGATCGCAAGATTTTAATCTTTAAATCAAATGATTAACTAAACCCTCTGAGTCAATCTCAGGCATTTGGAGAGCCGTATGCATAGAAATGTGCATGTACGGTTTGGTGGGGGGGGCAACGGCTATCCCGTTCTGAGCGCACGTTCCCTACCCAACCAAAAAAATTATAAACAAAAATAAAGGTTATGATAATATATTTAATGCTTAAATTTATAATTCTCTCATTAATTCAACCAGCTCATTATGTAAGGTGCCTCCTTCATCAACAACATCAATATAACCATCTATTCTATTAACTTTATACTGGACATTTCTATTCTCAAGCCATTCCAAAACTATATTTCGCTTATTGCGAATTATCTTTTTAATATTAACACGAGTCATGCCACCTCTGGATCTAACTAAATAATCCTCATCAGATGGCCCCGTGTATTCATTTTTTGATGGTGAAGATATCATCTGCAATCGAACAAGTGTATTCTTAATCACTTGAATATCCTGGATTAATGCTTCATTCGCACTAATTTCATCAAGCTGTATATCCCCCTTATCAAATGAGCCAAAGTTTTTTAATATTGGGCTATTTTTCTTGTCATTTGATTTTATGTACTCTTCATAAGTCGCTTTAATTTTAGCTTCCAGTTTATCTTGAAATTTATTTACTAAACCATGCCTTAGATCTTTAGGATAACCAATGTGCTCAATAGTGCCTGAATCAAAACAATATTCTGTAGCATCATCCTTGATGATTATTACAGGCTTATCAAAGGCGATACGCATACCTAGCTCAAACATTACATTAGGATTTCGCGAACTAACATCACAAATAATTAGATGATCTTCATTCAAATTATTTACTATACGAGAATGGATTGTAGTGATTGCCCCCCCATCACTTACAATCCTGCCTTTCTTGATGCCAATATCAATAATAGTATCGTCAATAATTCGCATAACATCATTCCAATGCGTTTCAGGATAACCTTCTGTTTTAGCAATAGGCATGACATAGCCAATTTTGATATCCTCAAGATTTATTTCTTTCGAAACATCAGACACTATATTTTTCTTAACTGTCATAACTCCTCCATTAAACATTAGCAATGCAAGTAATTTACATAGTAATCAGATTTAAAATCAAATAATATCTTGGGAAATTTTTGATACTTGCTCCCCTAACCTTTAAACCTTTATTCCAAACCGGATAAAAAACCATCAAAATGATTAGCTGCAACGTTGCACGATAAATTTTAAAAATTCATCCGGAGATTTAACCTCAATGTGAGAGATGGATCACATTAATTATCTAATTTTTATGTAAATTTAATTAATTAAATTAATGCATATGGAAGGTAACCATGCCAGCGCCAACTAATAAACCCTTACCCAGTCTCTGACAAGATAGTAAAAATTCTTCCCCGCCTCTTAACTACATTCGTCCCACCCCTCCACCACAGCCGCCTAAAACTGATAAAAAGTAAATCTGAGGATTAAGAATGGATGCTATGAGTGGGGATCTGTTTAAGATACTGATGCTACTTTTACCAGGATTCCTCACGGCTTGGATTTTTCATGCATTCACCGCTTATCCCAAACCTTCTCAATTCGAGAGAGTGGTTCAAGCTTTAATATTTACTATCTTTATTCAAGCACTTCTATATATTGTAAAACCAATAATTCTATGGGTTGGTGATTTTTACAGCTTCGGCCCTTGGGGCTCTGACGCAAATACATTTTGGTCATATGTGATTGCATTCTTTATTGGGTTAATATTCAGCTCTTTAGCGAATAATGACAGCTTTCACTCTCTTATGAGAACAATACGTGTAACTAAACAAACATCTTATCATTGTGAGTGGTTTGGGACTTTTAACGATAATATTACGCATGTCATACTACATTTAAATGATGACAGAAGAGTATTTGGCTGGCCGGAAGAATGGTCAGCTGATCCTGAGAAAGGACAGTTTATTCTCCGCAACCCATCATGGGTAACAGAAAGTGGCTATATCGATATGCCCACAGTCAAGTTCATAATGTTTAAAACATTCGACATCAAGTGGGTTGAATTTATGCAAGATAATCCTGAGGTTATATATGTCGAGAAAACTACCGACACCCCCACCATATAAGACTCCCAGTAATGATGGTGTTAGGGGTGGTAAAAACCCCCCTCCTCCTACAATTTATGAAAGGCCAGCAGCACCGCCTTCCCCTCCGCCAGGAAAGAAATAAGCAAGAGCCCCGCACTGCGGGGTTTTTTTATTGCCCAAAAATATAAATTGCCAACTACCGATTCACGAAGGTATCGCTATGCTGATCGGTTTCGACCTTATCATTTCCTCTTTGCTGCCCGTCCCTGTAAGCGAAGACATCTATCCAACCTTGGCCGCATGTGAACACATTTAAGAACAGTTGCTTAAACGAGATCCGATTTCTCAGCTTGAATGTGCGGAAGTGAGGCGCTAAATTACTGTATAAATAAACAGTATTTGGTGATGTGTATGCGCAGGTTTGTCAGCGGCGGTTTAACCTTCTATTTTCTGGATCAGGGTGACACTGAGCCAAACTTAGGCAAGGAATATCTCTACATTCCTGGGTACATGATAAAACCTGTCGATGCTGGCTGGATGGCATTAATCCTCAGTTGCGATGAAAGGCTGTGGCAACCCATCAGCGACAACTTGTTTGCTTCAGAGAATGAAGCGTTTAACTTCGCATATGACCATTTTTCTGTTGAGCAGAGTGAAACAGAGCGGCTTCTCCCGGGATGGAAAAGTGTCTGATTAACCCTAAATCGCGAACGCGGTTTTTTTATCCCCCTATCCCAATGAAAACAAAATTCCTCGCGCACTACGCGCGGCACAAACCCCTGTATGACGTATCCGTTTCTGGATATGTCTGGATCCTGATGCTCATGGCAATGTTTTGCCTTGAGCTTTATCTCCAGTGAGGTGAGCTAATGCAGACTCAGTCACCTGAGGGAAAGCCTACTGGAACGGCCGGCAGGTCACCTGCTGCTGTTCCGCCTATGATTTCCCGCATCGCTTTAGCGGTGGCCGATGCAATGGCTACCAGATGGCAAAAAACTGCTTTGAAAATCGTCTCAGTTGCCTGAACTGCATTTGCCTTCATGAAGGCGGCTGCGACGTAGTGAACGAAACCGAAACTCCCGCCGAATGCCCGCATGTAGTGGACTTTTGTTCTTACTACCAAATAGACCTATCGAAAAAATTCAGGCGCTAATTTAAGGCTATAAAATGACCGAGAACATTAATGATGATCACATTGTCGATGTGGTCAGTTTTTCAGGTGGACGCACCTCTGGTCGTCTCGTATATCTGATGGAGCAGCGTCGTGCAAAAGGGAATATCGTTAAATATGTTTTCTTAGACACGGGCGCCGAACATCCTAAAACTTATCAGTTCATCAAAAACATCTCGAAATTTTGGGGCATTGAAATTATTTGCTTACGTGTTGTTGTTAATCCTGAATTAGGTAAGCCAAATAGCTATAAAGAAGTAAGTATTGATGATATTGGTCCAGTTCTAGGGCCATGGAAAGAAATTTGCGATAAATACGGTACGCCCTACATTCACGGTCCATTCTGCACAAGGACTATGAAGCTCGAACCTTTTCAGCGCTACTGCAAAGAACATTTCAAGAACTATCATACCTGGCTTGGCATACGCGTTGATGAACCCAAAAGGCTCAAGGTTAAAGAAGGCATAAGCTATCTCGCTGATATATGCGACATGGAAAAAATCGACATTCTTAACTGGTGGAAGCAACAGAGTTTTGACCTTGATTTGCCCGAGCATCTTGGAAACTGTGTTTTCTGCATAAAGAAAGGCGTTAATAAAATAGCTTTAGCGGCACGTGATGAACCTGACATGGTAGACCAGTTTAAAGCTGTTATTGAAAGTAATAGCGTGCGAGTCGTTGATAGAAGACAACAAGAAAACAAAATCATGTACCGCGACAATAATTCTTTAGAGGGAATAATTGCCATGTATTCCAATTTAAGCCGCGAAGAAATCGCTTCAACGATACGCGGGACTGGCGGTTATGAATCAGGCTCCTGCTCAGAAAGCTGTGAGATATTACTAGCAGATGATGTGGAACCGCCTGAAGTAATTTCCCAAAGTCCTTATTGTGTAGCCCTCAATACACTTCGTGAGCAGCCAACACATAAACTCAAACAGATCGGCGACCAATGGCGAACGCCCGATCCGCTCTGGTGGGGCATAAATTCGATGTTCGGTCCCTTCGTGCTGGACCTCTTCGCCGATGAGAGTAATGCAAAATGCGAATCGTATTACAGCGCCGAGGATAACGCACTTTCGCAGAACTGGTCGGAACGCCTGGCAGAGCTAAACGGCGCAGCATACGCTAACCCACCCTATTCCCGCGCTTCGCAGTACGAAGGGCAGTACATTACCGGCATGCGCCAGATAATGGCCCATACGCTGGCCATGCGTGAGTCTGGCGGTCGCTACGTCTTTCTGATTAAAGCGGCAACTGGCGAAGTCTGGTGGCCCGAGGATGCCGACCATATCGCATTCATTCGGGGCCGAATCAGTTTTGACCTGCCCGTCTGGTACCGGCCAGAGGAAGGCCAGCCCAGTGAATCTTCTGCCGGATTTGGGGCCGCTATCGCGGTTTTCGATAAATCATGGAGAGGTCAAAAGTTTGATTATGTCAGTCGTGACCATCTTGAATCACGTGGCGCCGCGTTTATGTCACAGATCAATAGAGCAGCTCAGCTATTAAAAGTGGAGAAAGTAGCATGAACCTACATTGTGTCCCCCTTTCCACCTACTGCAAAAACACCGGCGAATCGATCGAAGCCATTAACAAACGGATACAAAGGAAGATCTGGCAGGAAGGTGTTCACGTATTAAAAGTGGACGGCGTCCGTGAACGCTGGATTGATCTTGATGAGGTGAACAGATGGGCAAGAAACAGCAGGGATCCGCTTTACCGCGCGGAATAACCGTTCGGCAGCATAAAACAGGGGACACACTTCAGCTGACATTCACTTATAAAGGGGTTCTGTGCCGTGAGCCCCTGTCAGGAATGGAAGTTAACCCGCGCAATATTAAATACGCAGAGAGGTACCTGGGGGAAATACAAAACCGGATCGCTACGGGGGAATTTCACTACCTGAGTTATTTCCCCCGCTCCAAAAAAGCGGCTCTTTTCGGTCATGAAAAAAAGAAAAAAACGGTGAAGGATTATCTTGAAGAGTATCTGGTGATATGCGAAAACCGGAACCTCTCACCCTCGACCATGGACGGTTATCGCAAATGCCTGCGCGCGCTCAGTGAGTTACACAAAATCTGTGTTACCGACCTGACGCCTTCAGCACTGAAACACTGGGTGGCCAGCAGAAAAACCAAACTGAAGACCATCCGTAACCGGCTGTCATTCCTGCGCAGCGCCATAGATGAAGCCGTTACAGATGGCCTGATACCGGACAACCCCGTTTCCCATATCAACGCATCACGTTATTTCTCGGTCGAGTCTGGCAATACTGAAGAGTATGAGGTGGACCCTTTCACGCCAGACGAGATACGGAACATCTACCTGAACTGCAAATATCTGCAGTGGAAAACCACGTTTCAGTTTGCATTCAATACCGGCGTCCGGCCATCAGAACTGTGCGCGCTGAAATGGGCAGACATCGACTTTAATAGGCGAACCGCCTTTGTTCAGAACGCCATTGTTGAAGGCATTTTCAAAGGGACAAAAACTAAATCCGGTACCCGGAAAATCGAACTCAACGACGAGGCAATCCATGCACTGAACGAACAGAAGCAATTCACGCTGATGAAGAGTGAATTTGTGTTTGAGGATCCGAGCAACGGACAGCCCTGGTCCGGTTCGGGCGACATTCGACAGAAAGCGTGGCGCCACATTATGAGGGCATCAAAAATCCGGTACCGCAATCCGTACCAGACCCGGCACACGTTCGCGACGATGCATATCAGCGCGGGCGTTAACCTGTTCTGGTTGTGTAAGCAGATGGGGCATAAGGGACCAGATATGCTGTTCAGAAACTACGGCTCGTACTTGGCAGACTATGACGGAAATCTTTCACGGCCCGGATTAAAGTCAGGCAGCGAATAA